ATTGAGAAAATGTGTTACATCGACTGGACACCTCAGCGTCGTCCTCCTCTTCTCTGTCTCATCAACTATCAACTTACTGAAATGCTTTGGAAATGGAAAGTTTTGAACTCTATTAATGTACGGTATCTGCTGGGTATCTCCAAAGACAAAGGCTTCATCACACAGACTTAGAGTTACTAAAAAGTAAACACAGCCTGGATGCAACATCAAACCTTCGTCTATGAATAACCTCTTGAAATGATTCCTAGGACCTTTCCCGAGATTCATCAAGAAAGAATCAACCGTTTTAACATTATTATTGTTCGCTACAGTATTCCCGCATTGATTTGCTCTTTTCCTGATCATAGCAGCAGCTTCCTTTCCTGGTACTAATACTAAATCCTCATCAAAATTAACTCTTCTGAGAATTTCTTTAGTTTTCCCACATCCAGGGACGCCGTCTACCAAAGTAACCTTTGCAGAACTGACATGGGGTGGTTTATCACCCATGGACCCTTTAAGCACTCTCAGCTTTGCCATGTCAGAGTAAACCATTGACTCATTGGAAACCGCCACCTTACACCAATCAGCATCACAAATGGGGTTCTCATTGTCGTAGGACAGTATTGCTAAAAAGCATTTACCGTCAAACTTCTGCACCACCCCCCATGAATGATTTTTGAGTGTCGGTTTTATTAACCAGCGCTTCATCCGAGCATCAAAAACGCCGACCTTTGAGAGAGCGTCTTGGAAACCAACGCTTGAATCTTTAACCAGCTTCTTCAGGTTTGAAACAGTAGCTGACAAAGAGGCAACCAGGCTGTCTACATAGTTCTGCATCTGTTGAACTTGTAGAGGTCCTGAATAGACAATCGATGCCATCCTGTTATTAATAACTGATTCAGCTGCGAGCATGTGATACTCTTCAAGGCTGTTGATCTCCTCATTCCTCACAAATGTGTCGCACGCAATCTCGCCCGAGATTCCGCAAAGCGGCAAACTTCCACTCGAAACCATCGATTTGCATGTCAAATCGGTATTCTCAGTGACGTTCTCCAGAGTCAATACCTCATCTCTTCCATTCGGCTTTAGCGCCTCTGCAATGTTACCCTCAGTAGGTTCCTTGAATGGTAACGTCACACCACTCTCATTGGAGAGAACCGCGACAATTACCTTCGCTGCTACTTCAGGATTGACAGAATTTAAAGCACACATTCTAGAAAACTTTTCAAGATCGAAATCTTTAGAGTTTTCCAGAACAGATAGTTCAGACAGAGCGGAGTAGAAACATTCCGCTTCAGACAGGTCTTTGCTAATATCAATAGTGGGCATCTCGACTGAGGATTTGTATTCAGATACGAATCTGTCATGGAAAGTGACATAAGTATCCGGAACCTTAATCTCCAGTTTATCAGCCGAACTACTGATCATTTTCCTTCTCAGCAATGTCTCCTTCAGACTGGGGAAAATACTTCCACATGCACTCTTTATCTCGTCCCATACATGCTCGTTAAGACTTTTAGTGCTCAAGGTAAATTTAGACGTTAATAACTCGTCCTTCAGAACAGAGAGTTTGGTGATTAGGAAGAAAGTCATTGACAGACTTTGTATCAAGGACTTATCCACGTCCCATTCTGACCTCGCTGTGACACCATTAATGATTACCCTCGATCTAATTGATTCGACGAAGGATAACACATTATTGTATGTCAGTGCTTTGGCCTGATAGGTTCTGATGTGATTAAGAACTGTGAAAACGAAGTCCTTATTGACTAGAACTTCCTTCCGAGTCCTTCTTTGAGTTTCCAAAGAAACGTCAAAGAGAGGGACTATCACCATATCTCTC